TTGTTAAGGATAGCGGAATCAAATATGTGTATGATCGTTTTAACGATAAGTATCGTTACATCGGTTGTAATGGTGATATCGCTGGTCTCTGTGTTTCTACTTCTGCTATTAGTGACGACTGGATTTCTCCAGCAGGAACTTCAAGAGGTGGTTTACAGAACGTTGTGAAACTTGCTTTCAATCCTAACAAAGCAGCTAGAGATGATCTCTACACTGCTGCAATAAATCCTGTTGTTGCATTTCCTGGTTCAGGTCCTGTACTATTCGGTGACAAGACTGCTCTTGCATCTCCATCCGCATTTGACAGAATCAACGTTCGTCGTCTCTTCCTCAACATTGAGAAGAGAGCAAGAGGACTTGCTGAAGGAGTACTATTTGAACAGAACGATGCTGTAACTCGTTCTGGTTTCAACGCTGCACTAAGTGGATACTTAAGTGAAGTACAAGCACGTAGAGGAGTCACAGATTACTTAGTTGTTTGTGATGATTCAAATAACACAGGTGAAGTTATTGATAGAAATGAATTCGTTGCTGAAATTTTTGTAAAACCAACTCGTTCTATCAACTATGTCACAGTTACGATAACAGCAACTAAGACTGGAGTTTCATTCCAAGAAGTTGTAGGTCGCTAAAAAAACGAGGTAAAAAACAATGTCAACAAATAACGTATCAACGTTTCTATCTACTATCAACCAAGGCATTAAGCCTAATATGTTTGCGGTTGATATCAGTTTTCCAGCTGGAGGAGACTTCGGAACTACAGACAAAAGTCTTACAAACATTCTTTGTAAGTCTGCTGCACTACCAGGTTCTAACTTGGGTGTGATTGAAGTTCCTTTCAGAGGAAGAACAGTTAAGATCGCAGGTGATCGCACCTTTGATACTTGGACTGCAACATTCTTTGCAGACAGTAACATGGAAGTCCGTGGTCTGTTTGAAGATTGGGCAAATAGTATCAACAGTCATGAGGGCAATACTGCTGAAAGATTCCTACCTAATCAAGGTACTACTGGATACATGGCAGATCTTTTTGTTTCTCAATTAGAGAAAGATGATCAGGTGGGAGGTTCTGTAATTAGAACTTATCAGTTACATCACTGTTTCCCAACTAACGTCTCCGCAATTGATCTTGCTTATGATAGCAATGATCAAGTTTCTGAGTTTACAGTTGAATGGCAGTACTCATTCTTCACCGCTGGTGTAGGATTAACATCAAAAGCAACTGGAACTAAACTCAGTGAAGGCGCAAGCACTCGTGACGTCGTATAATTAACTCTGCTAAATATAAGTAAGAGAACTATTATCACTAGGTAAATGAGTCAATTATTTGGCTTCCAGATTAATCGCAAGGAGGGTCAGAAGGGTCAGTCCCCTGTCCCTCCTAATGCTGATGAGGCAATTGCCGTAGCAGCTGGTGGTTATTATGGAACATATGTGGACACGGATAATCAAGCTCGTAATGAGTTTGAGATGATCCGTCGTTATCGTGACATGGCACTACACCCTGAGGTTGACAGTGCAGTTGACGAAGTTGTAAATGAATTTGTTGTGAGTGATTCTCACGATACTCCTGTAGAACTTAATCTAGATAATCTAGATGTTGGAATGGGAGTCAAAAGAAAAATTAGAGATGAGTTTGAATATGTTAAACGCTTATTAAACTTTGACAATCGTGCACATGAGATTATTAGATCTTGGTATATTGATGGTAGATTGTTTTATCATAAAGTTATAGATCTAGATAATCCAAAGAAAGGTATTACAGAACTTCGTTATATTGATCCAATGAAGATCAAGAAAGTTCGTCAGAAGATTGATAATAAAAAGAACTTAGATTCATTGCAAAGACAAGCAATGAAAGGAACCGCACTAGAGTACGAGTACGGAACATTTGTAGATTATTACCTCTATAATCCAAAAGGTTTTTATAAAGGTGGTGTTTTAGGACCTGTTGGTGACATGTCATTGTCACAAGGTGTCAAGATGGCAATAGATTCTATTACATTCTGCCCTTCTGGACTACAAGATTTAAACAAGAGAATGACTCTTGGTTTCCTACACAAGGCAATCAAGTCTCTGAATCAACTTAGAATGATCGAAGACTCTCTAGTTATATACAGACTTTCTCGTGCACCAGAGCGTAGAATATTCTACATTGACGTAGGTAATCTACCTAAGGTAAAAGCAGAACAATATCTCCGTGACGTCATGTCTCGTTATAGAAACAAGTTAGTATATGATGCTAACACAGGAGAGATGAGAGATGACAAAAAGCATATGAGTATGCTCGAAGACTTCTGGTTACCACGTAGAGAAGGTGGCAGAGGAACAGAGATTACTACATTGCCAGGTGGTCAGAACCTTGGAGAATTGACAGACGTGCAATATTTCCAAACAAAACTTTACAAAGCGTTAAATGTTCCTGCAGGAAGATTAGATTCACAGCAACAATTTAACATTGGAAGGTCTGCAGAGATCACAAGAGATGAGTTAAAGTTCACTAAGTTTGTTGGAAAACTCCGCAAAAAGTTTAGTGACATATTCAATGACACCCTGAAAACACAGTTAATCCTGAAGAGCGTTATCACCCCAGAAGACTGGGATGATATGAAAGAGCATATACAGTATGACTATCTGTATGATAATCATTTTACAGAACTCAAGAACTTAGAAATGATGACAGAGAAACTCAATGTTATTGCTGCTATGGATCCTTATGTTGGTAAATACTTCTCTACTGATTACATACGTTCTGAGATCTTAGGTCAAACAGAGACACAGATGGAAGAGTTAGATGCACAGATGAAGGATGATATTGATAGTGGAAAGGTTATAGATCCATTAAGTCAAACAGAATTGGATCAAGGAATGATAGATGCTGACATAGAAAACATACCGAAGGATCAAGAGATGAAGGATGTGCAAATTGCACAGCAAAAAACAGCAGCAAAGAACGGAGATACTCCACCAAAAATGAATGGTAGACAGGATCCTCGGAAAACTTCCGCGTCTCAAAATGGGAACGGTAATAAATAAAAGTTAGGTAACATTAAATTATGGCTACACAAGAACGAGAAATCGTTGACTTACTTTGGGACAACGATAGGGCAGATGCCTTAGAAAAACTCAAAGATATGCTGCAAGTAAAAGCTGCAGCATCTGTTGATGCGAGCAAACTAGACGTTGCAAATCGTATGTTTCCACATGTACCTGATGATGGTCTTCCTCCAGAGGGAGAAGCGTCACCAGAGGAAACAGCAGACGTTATCAACCGTAACGATGTAGAAACAGAAGAGGAAACCGATGAAACTGATCACGGAACAAATTGAACCAGTTGAGATTCTAACCGAAGAAAAGGACGGTCAGAAATCCACCTATATTAAGGGTGTCTTTTTGCAGACTGAGATCACCAATCGTAATGGTAGAATGTATAAGTTCGATGCCATGAATCGTGAGGTACAAAAGTACAATGAAGAGTTCGTTAAACGCGGAAGAGCGTTAGGCGAATTAGGTCATCCCGACGGTCCTACAATAAATCTAGATCGTGTGTCACATAAGATAGTTTCGTTGACCCCAGAAGGAACAAACTTTATGGGTAAAGCAAAATTATTAGAGACCCCTATGGGTAAGATCGCTAAGAACTTACTTGAAGAGGGTGTGCAACTAGGTGTGTCATCACGTGGATTAGGTTCTATCAAGAGAGAAGGAACCACACAAATCGTCGCTGACGACTTTATTCTCTCCACAGCAGCAGACATTGTTGCTGATCCTTCCGCACCTGATGCTTTTGTTGAAGGTATATACGAAGGTAAGGAGTGGTGTTTAGTTGATGGTGCGATTAAAGAGGCACAGTTGGATGCAGTCAAGCAAGCTCTTGACACTGCACCTTCAAGTCAAGAATTAGCAGAGAGAAAGATTGCCGCGTTCAATTCTCTGTTAAGAAGTTTATGATTTATAAATAATATTATTAAATCTTAACGCAATCTAATTTTATCCGTAAGGAGTACGTAAATGTCAAGTATTGATGAAAAATTCAAAAAGGTGATCGCAGAAAACGCGGCTCCTGAAGAAGTAAAAGAAGATGCTGCAACTGGCGATACCGCTATTAAGAAAGGTGCAGTTCCCCCACAACCTTCACCACTGTCAAACAGTGCTGTTGAAGTTGGTGGTTCTACTAAAGAAAAACCAGAAGGTCCTGAGAACGTAGGTAAAAAAGCTGCTGCTCCCGTAGCAACAACAGGAGATTCCTCAATCAAGACAAAACCAAGTGGTGCTTCATCCAGTATGCCTGGTGCACTAAGTGGTCAAATTTTTGATGATGTAGAAAAAGAAGGAGAGACAATCTCCGAAGATGAAGTCAAGGAAGACATCACAGCAATTCTAAGTGGTGCTGACCTAGACGAAGAATTCCAAAAGAAAGCAACTACTGTGTTTGAAGCTGCAGTATCTGCTAAGGTAACTAAGGAAGTTGCCAAACTTAAGGAAACTGCAGAAGGCAGGATCAGCGAAGAACTTGAGAAGATCAAGGAAGAATTCGCGGGTCGCGTAGAGAATTTCCTCTCATATGCTTGTGAAGAGTGGATGACTGAGAATGAACTTGCTATTGAGCAAGGTCTTCGTTCTGAAGTCACCGAAGCATTTATGGGTGGATTAAAGAAATTGTTCATTGAAAGCAACATCAACGTACCAGACGAAGCTCTAGACGTTGTAGCAGATATGAGCGAGAAATTAGATGACATGGAGACCCGACTTAATGAACAGGTCGAGAAGAACATTGCATTACATGAAGCCGTAGGTGGTTATCGTAAAAATGAGATTTTGATTGAAACATCCAGAGGACTTGCAGAAGTTCAAAAGGATAAATTCACCTCACTAGCTGACGCAGTGGAATTCAAGAACGAAGAGTCGTATCGTGAGAAGTTGGAGCAAATCAAGGAGTCCTACTTCGGTGCTAAGAAACCAGAAGTTAAAGAAGAGATATCTGATGAGCAACCAGCTACACCTAGTGAAGTCGTAAGCGAGAGCATGACTTCTTATGTTCAGCAACTCGCTAAGAGACTGTAAACTAAAACTGTAAACCCAAAATACACAGGAGTGTAATTTAGCATGTTTAATGCAGAATCTCTCCAGAAGAAGTGGGCACCAGTACTTAATCATGATGGTCTTCCTGAGATAAAGGATAACTATCGTAAGTCTGTTACTGCAATTCTTCTTGAGAACCAAGAGAAGGCACTACGCGAAGAGCGTGCAGTGCTGACAGAAGCACCAACAAACGTTGGTCCTATCAACACACAAACAACAGGAACAGGAGCTGTTGATGGATTCGATCCAATTTTAATCTCCTTAATCCGTCGTGCTATGCCTAAGCTTATTGCTTATGACATCGCGGGCGTTCAACCTATGTCAGGTCCTACAGGTTTGATCTTCGCAATGAGATCTCACTATGTAAGTCAGACAGGTGACGAAGCATTCTTCGATGAGCCAGACGCACAGTTCTCAGGTACAAAAGGAACATCAGCTCCTACTGCTACTACTGAGAAGAATCCTGGTCTTATCAACGATGCAACTGGTGGCGGTGTAACATCAACTGACTATGATCTAGCATCTAGTAAGTTTACTACATCAGAGCAAGAGTCTCTAGGAGATTCTTCTTCAAACAACTTCATGGAAATGGCGTTCAGCATAGACCGTATTGCGGTTGAAGCTAAAGGTCGTGCCCTAAGAGCAGACTACTCAGTTGAACTTGCTCAAGACTTGAAAGCAATCCACGGATTAGATGCCGAGTCTGAGTTAGCAAACATTCTCTCAACAGAGATACTTGCTGAAATCAACCGTGAGGTTGTTCGTACTGTATACAGAGGTGCAAAACCTGGTGCTCAAGCAAACGTTGCAAACCAAGGTGTGTTTGACTTAGACGTAGACAGTAATGGTAGATGGTCAGTTGAGAAATTCAAGGGACTATTATTCCAGATCGAAAGAGATGCCAACGCAATCGCACAGGAAACTCGTAGAGGAAAGGGTAACATCATCATCACATCTGCTGACGTTGCTTCTGCACTTGCTATGAGTGGAGTACTTGACTACGACTCAGGTATTACTGGTGCTGTTGGTGGACTCGGAGAAGTCGATGACACTGGAAACACATTCGTTGGTACACTTAACGGACGTTTCAAAGTATACATTGACCCATATTCAGCTAACGTAAGTTCTGATCAGTACTACGTTGTAGGATACAAAGGTTCTAATGCATACGATGCAGGATTATTCTATTGTCCTTACGTTCCGCTACAAATGTACAGAGCGATTGGACAGGATTCATTCCAGCCACGTATCGGGTTTAAAACTCGTTACGGAATGGTTCTTAACCCATTCGCTAAGGGACTTGCTGCTTTATCTGATTCAGATCCACAAGCTGCTGGTAACCTTAACAGCAACGCATACTACAGAAGAGTTAAAGTTGCTAACCTAATGTAAACTTCGCGTTACATACACTTCAGAGAGACCCTAAGGGGTCTCTTTTTTTGTCTAGGTATAAACTCGTAGGCATTTCTTTTTATTACAATGTAGCGGTAAATACAGTGTTGATTCGCCTACATAATAGTAGGATTGGAGGAAAGGAAATGCAACCAACCCCTCTATATGATGGTGTAAAATAACGGAGGATTTTAATGCACAACAGAGTTTCACATAACCAATTAGCTGGTTGGAGTATGACCGATGACCCATCTACAAGCGAAAGCAACATAACGAAGATCGACGATTACTTTGACTGTCTGATAGAATGTGCAGACTTACCCAATGCGTGTAGACGCATATGTAAAAACGTATTCGATTAAAGCAATGCACTAAAGATATGGAAGAGGTCTAAATAATTAGACCTCTTTTTTTATGCATGGATGCCATTACAGGTTTTGTTGAAGAGTATTTAAAAACATTTGATCCTCGTGATATAACAAAACCAGAAGGTTGGAATAGAAATTTCTTTGGTGTACCTAACTTTCATAGGAAGGTTATGTACAAGGAAGGACAGTACCAAGTTGAATGCCTGAACTGGCCGCCACACGCCATCATACCTGAGCATAGGCATCCAGACATAGATTCATATGAAGTGTACATACGTGGTAAGATAAGTTTCAGTCACGGTGGATATTGGATAGACAGTCATCCTGAACAGGAGAAGATCTGTAAGATGCGATCCGATTTTTTTACACTCAAGGTATACCATGATGATATACATGGTGCATTCATGGGTGATGGTAGATCTATATTCATGTCAGTACAGCACTGGCAGAACGGTGTCAAACCTAGTACAGTAGGTGAGAACTATGTTGGTGAATATAACATTGATGATGTAGAAGGGCAGAGCAGCAGAGGTAAAAATGCCGAGTTGACATGGATAGATGCTGCACATAACGAAACAAAGAAACCAGATTTTAAAGACTTCAGATTCAATATCTATGATAAGATCCGTGATCCTGAGGTTTTCTGGCTTGGATAAATAAGACGGAGACCTGTGTAAACTATGGCTGAACAACGAGTATTTTCTCCTAACAATCAAAATTTCTTATCACCTA